CGCAGCTATGTCCGTGTCTACTCCCGCTGCAAAAGAAGTTGCAACGGTTCCGGGTGAAAAGCGGATTTGGAAGGCTTCTGAAATCGGCAAGATGAAGCCGTGGGAATTCGAAAAGGTAGAAACCGAACTCGATGCCGCACGAGCAGAAGGCCGAATCGACTACAACTCTTAACCTCCAAATAGGAAGGATGGACTAATGGCTTTTAATAGCGCGTCAGGTCATAATAACCTGCCATCCGGTAACTTTACACCGGAAATTTTTAGCCAGAAAGTTCTCAAATTCTTCCGTCGCGCTTCGGTTGCAGAAGATATTACGAATACCGACTACGCTGGCGAAATTGAGAACTTTGGCGACACCGTCCGCATCATCAAGGAACCGACAATCACGGTTTCTTCGTATGCTCGTGGCGCGGTTGTAAACCCGCAAGACCTTGCTGACGATCAGACAACTATGGTTGTCGATCAGGCAAACGCCTTTGCATTTAAGATTGACGACATCGAAGAGCGTCACTCTCACGTCAACTTCGAGGCTCTTGCCACCTCTTCGGGTGCATACTCCTTGAAGCGTAAGTACGACGGAAACATCCTGACCGCCATGTTCGATGGCGCAGGTATCTCGTCTGAGTCTAGCCCAACCACTGCTCAAGTCACCGGACTTGGTACGCTGGGTTCGCCTCTGACTTCGCAAACTGGCGACAACCTCGTCAACATCATGCTCAAGATGGCACGTGCCCTCGACGATCAGTCGGTTCCGGAAGAGAACCGCTGGTTCGTAGCTGCACCGGCTTTCTACGAGACTCTGTTTGGCGCAGGCGCTAAGTTCGCAGAAGTACAGGTCACTGGCGACGGCACTTCGCCGCTGCGTAACGGCCTTGTCATGCAGGGCAACATTGCAGGCTTCACCTGCTACAAGTCCACTGCGATGAACGCTGCTGGTACTGATACCGTTGATGTAACTGGTCTAGGTGCGGGTGAATTCCCGATCCTTGCTGGTCACATGTCCTCAACTGCAACCGCTTCGCACATCGCGAAGACTGAGGTTGTACGTTCGACCGAAACCTTTAGCGACATCGTTCGTGGTCTCCACGTGTTTGGACGTAAAGTCCTTCGCCCGGAAGCCCTCGTTCGTTCCGTTATTAGCTTGTAAGGGAGGCTTAGATGACCGATTACACCGTAACTGGCGCTGTCGCAGGCGTCCCTCTTGGCATCAAGCCGCAGATCATTGAGGTCGTTCTCGACTTCTCGTCTACCAACCTGACCACATCAGACTCTGTTGAGGTTTTCGAAATGAAAGCTAATACCCTTGTTCTGATGGCAGGTGCAGAAGTTTTGACTGCAACGTCTAACTCTGGCTGTGTCCTCGACATGGGTGACGACGCTGACGACGATCTGTATGTTTCTGCACTAGATGCTACAGGAACGAATCAGGAAATTAATGCTGCTTCGAAGTTCTATAGTGCTGCAGATACGATTGACCTGATTGTCAACTCGGCAACCTTCGACGGTAAAGTCCGTTGCTTTGCAGTAATTG